CGGCTGAACCAGATTTATCTTGATGCTGTACGGAAGTACGGAAAGACAGACCCAGAGGAAACGCTCTGGAAGGGAAAGAACGATGGAAAGAAAGTGGCCTGATCTGTGCGAAACGCTGCTCGGTAAGCTGGAAGCGGCGGGAGTAGACACGACCGCAGAACGCGGAGAGTTTGCCGTGCTGTACGCTGAGTGCTGCGCGGGCGGCTGTGGTAAGGCATTGAGCCGGAAAGGGAAAAAAGAAAATGGCAATTAACGCATATTCGCTGGCAAAGGATGGGGGCAAGAAACTGTCTGCAAACTTTACCGTGAAAGAGTTCCGTTGTAAGGATGGGACTGATCCCATCTTTATTGATAATGCTCTTGTGAAGCTGTTGCAGAATATCCGGGATCACTTCGGAAAGGCCGTGACGATCACAAGCGCATATCGCACTGCCGCCCACAACAAGGCGGTCAAGGGCGCAACGTATAGCCAGCATTGCTACGGCATGGCGGCAGATATTCGGGTGCAGGGCGTGGCCGTAGAAACGGTTGCGGCCTACGCCGAAACTCTGCTGAAAGATACCGGCGGCATTGGACGTTATCCCGTGAAGAACGGTCGCCCTGCTGGTTGGGTACATATCGACACCCGTGCGGTAAAGAGCCGTTGGGTTGGTTAAGAGTAGGAGGAAAACAGTATGGAGAACATTCTGAAAGTTTTTCTGATGGCATTCCCTGAATGGCTGGCTGTCATCTTTATGATGGTTGGCCTTGTGGTCACGGCACTGGCGGCGGTACGTCTGGGCTATGGCCTTGTTGTCGCAAAGACCGTGTACAAGTGGATCGTCAACGCAGAAGAAAAGTTCGGTAGCGGCGCGGGCGCAGAAAAGAAAGCTCACGTCATTGCCGTACTGCGTGGGTATACCCCCGACTGGCTGGACTGGGCGATCAATGAGCGGACGCTGGACTGGATCGTGCAGATCGTGTTCAACTTCACCAAGAAGAAGCTCGAAGATTACATGGAAAAGAAATCCGCAGAAACCACTACTGTGGCCCACTTCGGTAACGTGGGGGAGGACAACAAGAATCGCAAGGAGTAAACGATGCTGGAATTTATCGTCAAATACTGGGCGCAATGGCTTTTCGGCATCGTGGCGGCAGGTCTGACCGCTGCATACCGTAATCTCTCCAAGAAGATCAAGGCACAGAAAGAGGAAAACAAAGCAATCAAAAACGGTCTGCTGGCAATTCTCCACGACCGGCTGTATCAGGCGTGTACCCATTACATCGAGAAAGGGTACATCGACCTGCCCGGTTTGAAGAACATTGAATACCTCTATAAGAGTTATCACGCTCTGGGAGGTAACGGAACCGGAACTGAATTGTATACGAGAGCAAAGGCACTACCCATCCGGGACGACTGA